TACTCACTCAGGCCTCCAGTAGTGGCGTATCCAGTTCTGTTATTTCTCAACTTGAGAACTCAATCTATGGGAACGTTGATGCAACAACAGGTCAACGTTCAGGAGGAATGCTTGACAAGATTAATAACGCAAAGACTGACCCGTTTGCGCGTATGCAGTTTGACGGCAAGTTCAACAAAGACTTTGAAGACCAGATGTTGCTTGCTTCTCAGAATGCTGCTGCGGCTATGGCTGGAGGAGCTTCAATCGGTGAAGCAATCAATTCTGGAACAACTGATTTGGCTAGATTCCTTCAGACTCAAGGCATTGAGGTAACTCCTGAAACGATGGGCAAACTTCAAACAATGCTCGGCGGAACTATTCAGAACTCTGCTTCAGCAATGCAGCAAGCCCTTCAGGTGGGTGGCGCCTATGCTGCTGATGCTATTCGTGCTGCTGTAACAGGTCAGCCACCTCCAGCACCTCCTGTAACAACAGTTCCAGCACCTCCAGTAGTTCCTACTGTTCCAAACGCAACAATGACTGGGCCACTCAACCCCACCCCTCCCGCAGTCATTCCACTCTTTGCGAGGTTTGGTTTATACAACTTCGGAACACCAAGTGGCGACACAACAACGTCTCGTTTCAGTCGCACCCTCGCTGCACATAGCAGTTTCGACGCAATGACACCAGGTAAACGGCTCGTCACATCGGGCATCCGAAACACCAATGTTGGGTCATTGAACTCCGACCACACCACAGGTCGAGCCTTTGACCTCACAGGTGACAACCTTGTTTCCTACTCACAGAATGTGAAGGAAGCTGGCGGCTTTGCAGAGTTCCACGGAGGCCCAGGAGAACAACGTCATCTCCATGTTGTCCCACCTGTCGGTGACTCTTCTTCCCCTGTTTCTGGTGGTGGCGGTGCTGGAGGCTCTACGAGCAACTACTACACCATTGAAGTAAATGCGAGTTCTGGCATGGACGAGGAAGCTCTTGCAAACAAGGTTCTTGATAAGATCAAGCGCGCTGAACGTACTAGTAGTGAGAGACGATAATGGCTAGACCTAGTGTAAGAACCAATAGACCAGCATCCAGGGCACCAGCTGGCGTGCGTACGGTAGCAAAGAAGGGTTCCGTTTCATCCAGGCAGATGAGGAATGCCAAGACTGTTCGTTCTGCATCATTTGAGTTCGGTGGACTTCCATCTATTGATTTCAGTGGTATTGGTCTCAATTTGAGTGGTATTGATTTCGCTGCCATTATGAGTCAGTACACAGCAAACATTGCTTCGCCTACGCCAGATGTTCCGCCCGCGGCATCAAATAAGTTCTACATCAGGTCATTTGCAACAGAATCCGCTACGTCATTACAACGAGTCACTTATGTGTTCCCTGTGTCGCCGAATGAAATATCAGTAATCCGTGTCCCGATTGTGTATTCAGAGATAAGCCGTCCAGGTCGTAAGCCGGTTCTTAAATCAGCAGGCAAACAACTAAAGCAGATAACGGCCACACTCATGGTTGTTGACGGGGCAAAGAGTTTCCTTAGTTCTGCTCAACCCCAGATAAACGCTCTTGAAGCATTGGCTCAGCTTGACTATGACTTGAATATCTTCTACCCGGGTGTTGACTCTTCAATCAAATGGAGGATCACAGACTTGTCTTTCAGGACAATGAGAAGAGACACAAACAATGTAGTTACACTCGCTGAAGCAAACATCACATTTACCGAAGTGGTTATTCTTCCTGCGCCAGTTCCTGGTATGCCAAGAATCAAAGACGTTCCTGCATCTAGGCAGTCGACAACAAACCCTGGAGCAAGCAGTACCAACCAGAGGGTCGGTGACGACCCGGTCGCCATAGTTATTGCTGCTGGACCGCCGCCAAAGAACCCTGGCGGTACTGGCTTCACCGTCACAACACCTCCATGATCTCGGGGGTAGTCCTTGGCGAAACAGCAACCCCAGGGACGGTAGTTAAGAAATCGCGCAAGAACGATGTGACAACACTCGTCACAAAGACAAGTCACCATATGTCTGTTGGGGACAAGGTTGTCGTGTCTGGTGTTGGATCAAATATGAACGGAACATGGACTATTTCCGCTGTTGCTTCTAATACAAAGTTCTCTTTCAAGCAGAAGAAATCTGATGTTGCTGAGAAGAAGATAAGCGGGACATACGCCAAAGCTGTTGGCAGCACAGCAGACATATCAGAACTAATCACAAGTATGTCCGTAAGTCTTTCAATGGCAGAAATTAGTCAGGTAACAATAGTTATTTCTGATCCTGGTTTGATTTATATGTCGGCCAACTACTTTCAGTTGAGACAGAAGATAAAGGTCGCTGGTGAGTACTTTGAGATTGCTTCTCTTGAGGTTCGTCAAGGTATGGCAGGCGAAGAAATAATTATGGAGTGTCGTCTTGCAGGTATTCAGAAACTCAAGAGAGACAAAGGTAAGGCGGTGTACTCAGGAGGGTCAGCAACCTCCTTTGCGTCGGAGAAAGCAAGAAATGTTGGCTTGTCATTCTTCGGTGAGAACTCAACAGCTAAATCATCAATTTCTAGAGTGAGAAACGACAAGGCTGATGAATCATCGTGGGATGTATTGAGACGCCTTGCCGGAGATAACCAGTTTCTTCTGTACGAGACAGACGGTCGAGTGTTCTTCTGTTCTCAGTCATTCCTGTTAGGCAAGTATTCGCTTGCACCTTCTGCTTCATCTCCTGGTTTCTTGACGACAATCGTCAAGTGGGACAGCAGTTATTCCGTTATTGATGACACCACAGCAACCACACGAACAACAACAAGATACGCTGCGGCAATTGTTGGGCCATCAGGTCGACCAACCCTAAAGAAGGGGGCAACAGGAAATCATGTTAAGTACATTCAGAATGTCATCAAGGCTAGAATTGGCCCAAAGACTCTCCCTGTTGATGGAAAGTTCAACACAACTCTCTACAACGCTGTTATACGGCTACAGAAATACTACGGATTGAAAGCAAACGGAATAGTAGGAAAGCAGACATGGACCTATATTGACCGATTGGCTTCTGGGTCTAGCACTACTGGAAGCGATCAGGGGTACTTTGATTCGTATGTGATAGTTCCAATGGAGACACCGAACCTGAGAATGTCCGATGATGCGTATTCTGAAGTGACGGCAACATTCAGGGTTGATAAAGACGTCGGTAAACTCCTACGACCTGGCATGACAATCACAATCAGAGGGGTACCTGGCTTCACTACGAATTACCTCATCAATGAAGTCTCATGGGAAGAAGGAACTCCAGATCCAGTTTCTGTCTCTGCAAGCACGCCTCTAATCCCGAGCGATAAGAAGTCTAGGGATAAGGTCATAGCCAATATTGACCTAACGGGTGGTGGTTTCAAGAATGAGACCGCTGCTGGAGTTCTAGCATGAGGACGTATACAACACCACTGAAAGCCTCATCCGTCGCCTTTGATGCGCGAGGTATTTGGTATGGCGTTGTCCATGAAATCGTTTCCTACCGACTGAAAGTTCTCGTCCCGAGGCTTTCGGGAGACATCATCTACGGCCCTCTTGATGTGGTCGGAATGAACACCGATACCTATCAAATTGGTGATCCCGTCATGATTGGGTTTCTTGAGGGCAGGCAAGACGAACTAGTGGTCATTGGCAAACTGAGGACGGAAGCTATAGCCCCAATCACCAACCTTGACGATCTTGCTGATGTCCAGACTCCGTCCCCAACGGTTGGGCAGTTTCTTCAGTGGGATGGAACCAAATGGATGGCCGCTTCAGTTACCGCCGTTGGGTCTAGTTCCCTTGACGACCTTGCCGATGTCCAGGCTTCGTCTCCGTCTAGCAATCAGTATCTAAAGTGGAACGGCTCATATTGGGAGCCAGCAACGATGAACAACACAAGGACGTCAACATCTTCTGCCGATGCGGCTACGGCAAACTCAGTCAGGGAAGCCTATAGAGACGCAGTAGTCACATTCCATATGGAGGTCATGTGAACTTCCCAGCTGTGGCAGAATAGGTGACTATGGAAGTACTGTCAATCCCATTCCGCATACTCCCAAGCGGACGAGCAGAACGCGTGTGGCAAGGCTCAGAAGCACATATCCAGCAGCAGGCTGCTCAGTTCGTAGCAACCAATACTGGAGAAATCCCCATGTCCCCCTTCTATGGTCTTGATGACCCAGCATTCAGGGATGTCCTTGCTGTGGAGGTAGTTATGGGGATGGCCGAGTTTCACCCTGCCGTAAAGGTCAATTCTGTCTATGTTCTGATGAACAAGGACGGATTATCAGACATACTTGTTGATGTCTCCGGCGGGGAGTACAACGATCTGGTCGTAACCTCGACCACCGAACAAAGCGTGGTGTTTAATGCCTAGTCCAGACATCAGAGATTTCATTGACCTGACCCTCTACGACCTTGAAAGCCAGTCCATTTATCTGTCGTCGCTTGACTACGCACGAGTGGCTCTTCCAGAGTTCCAACCAGTAGAAGGGTCTATTGAGACTGTCCTCATGCAGGCTGTAGCAATTCAGATTGCAGAGCTCGTCAGGTCTATCAACCGTCTTCCAGGTGGAGTAGTTCAGGTTCTTCTGCAATTGTTTGATGTGCAAAGGCTTGAAGGGTCAAGCCCGGTAACAATGATCAAGATTAGTGGAGCAACTTCCACTTCTTACACTATTCCCGTAGGAACAAGGTTCTTCTATCAGTCTGTTACGGATGCGGTTCCGTTGGTTCTTGAAACTGATACTTCTGTGACCCTTACTCATTCTAAGTTTGTGTCAACAGGATCTGTCACTTCGGGGACAGCAACACTCATAACAACAACCCCTCACGGGTTTGTGGTTGGCGAGACAATCACAATGGGGGGAACAAACTCTGCTTCATTCAACGACGCGTTTGTGGTTACTTCTGTTGAGTCTTTGTACTCGTTCTCGTTCGTATTTGCCGGAACTCAACCATCTGACTATTCAATTGCTGTAGCCACTCCTTCTACAACACACCCAGCCACCGGGTACGTCAACGCAACCGGAACAACAATCACAGAGGCGTTTAACGGTCTAGCCGCAGGGACATCGCTTGATCTGTTGTCTGTTGTGCCACAGATTGCTTCAGCAACTCTTGCTACGGCTGTTTCTGGAGGACAGGACACCGAAACCGACTCTCAATACTTTGCTCGCGCATCAGCCAACCTTGCACGTGCAAATATGTCGCTCGTAACAGCCGACAACTACACACAATGGGCCTTGTCGTCTGGTGCGTATACGGATGTTTACAGAGCAAAGACCCTTGACGCAACCAACGCATCAAGAGATGCTTCGCCCGGAAGCGTTCTGCTACTGGTGGCTCCTATTGACTCAACCCCCGACAACATGTTTGACGGTTTAGGCGATGGGTCTATTGCAATCAATGGCGCAGGATGGGGATATAAGGATGAGATAAGGATTTCAGCATTG